CTGGCAGAGATCTATCAGTATGTAGAGCCAAAGCTATACTATCGTAAGTCACTGGTGGAGTTGATATCAAGTAAACTAATTGCATCAATAGGAGATAAGTAATGAAAGAATATATACAATTTCAAAACACAAAAGATGAAATTGGTCAGATGACAGTTGATTCTTTTCAAACAGCTTGTGAAACTAATAATATAGATTGTGAACATATTGATTCATTTATATATGATTTAGCAACAGCATTAATAAGGAGTAAAAAAAATGGAAAAACCTGAGGATATAAAACGTAGAGGTTACTTATCATTCTTTAAAGATGGTGTAGCTGATGGTTTGTTTGTAGGTAAGCAAGACGAAAGTAAATTATTTTCTGCTTACTATAAACAAGGATATGATTATGGATTAGTATTATGGAACAAACAAGTACAAATAGAAGATGATGAATGGGAGAGAAAAAATGGAAGATAGATTTGAAGATGTGCCACAAGAACTAGACGAAATTGATCGTGCAGGATCGGTCAAGATAACAAGCTACTATGAATACTATAAACATATAGTATTTTATCCTGATAAAAACGATAACATACAACCTGCAGGTATGACTGCAACCAACAGAAATTATATGTAAAGCCTTGATATAATTAAATAAATAGTGTATGCTGATAGCAGAAATGGAGGTTTCAATGACACTAGATATACGACACTCACCTAATCGTGAGGACTTCATCAGAGGTAGCGACATGGTATCTTTGATGCAAGGTAAGTGGAACGAGTTATACAAAATCAAGATGGGTCAGATCGGTCGCAAAGATTTGTCTCGTGAGTTCAATGTACAACTTGGATCACAAACAGAATCATTCAATATGCAATGGTCACAAGAACAATATGACTATGGGTTTTCTAATCAAGTGCCATTCAAGAAACAATATGGCAGCATAAACCTACAAGGTACACTTGATGGATATGACTATCCCAACAATGTACTTATTGAATGTAAACACACACACAGTATGAATACTATGGAGCATATGATTGATTTCTATATGCCACAGATTCAGTTCTATATGTATCTATCAGGTGCAAAGCAAGGACTACTATCTGTAATATTTGGTAACAAATATGATGCAGTAGTTGTTGATGCTAGTGCTGATTACCAAGATTATATGCTTACACAAATCAAAATGTTTTGGGATTGTGTAGTACATGGCAATGAGCCTGAAGATACTGTGACATCTATCAATAAACTTATGACTGATACAATACCTATCAATGGTAAAACAAAACGAGATGTATCCAAAAGCAACTCGTTTACAACAGCTACTGAAGCATATCTTGATAACGAACTTTATGCAAAGAAGTTTGATATAGCCAAGAAGATGCTCAAAGAAGAGATCAAGCCTGATGAAGCAGAGATCTACAATGATGTCTTGTCAATCAAGCGAGATAAACGAGGGTCAATTCGTATAACAAAGAAAGGGTGAGTAGACCCAACTCACCCCTTCAACTATCTGTATAATGGAGGTTACACATGACAGATACTAAAACTAATACCAAAAAAGCAGAGCCTAGTAAAGTATGGACTGTCAAGAAGCACACAATAAAGACTGCACTTCTTGAGTTCCAAAAACTTGCTGTCACTGCAAAGAAAGATGGTAAGAACCCACACTTCAGAAGTAACTACTCTACACTAGAGTCAGTTATCGAAGCAGTAAAACAAGGCAATCAGTTTGGTTTGTTCTTTACTCAAGGAATGACATATGAATATGTATCAGACATAAATGGTGGCAATACTGTGATACCAGTTGTGTTTACTAAAGTTATGCACGAGCATGATGATACTGTCATTGAGTCAAAGCTACCTATCATGTTGGCACAAACCAACATGGAGAATCCACAGAAGATTGGATCAGCTATCACATACTACAAAAGATACACATTGCAAAGTGTGTACGGATTACCTTCAGAAGATGATGATGGTAATGTTGCAAGTCAACCTACAATAACTACTTCCAAACCAAAAACAAGAGGAGAAGATGATGGATTATGATAACACAGACAGAGGTAGTTTCTTCAAACCACGAGCAGATGAGAGTCTGCTTGTGCAAGGGAAGCTAGACAGTAATGGCACAGAGCATAGAATTGTCATTGTCAAAGCCTCACTACCTGATGGTGGTACTGCACGAGATGTCTATGCAAAGGTCGGTACTATGTATGAGAACGACAAATCTCAGAATGAGAAGTCACCAGACTTCAGTGGTCCAGTAACACTGCCCAATCAGGACAGTCGCAGGATTGCTTGTTGGAAAACTATATCCAAAGATGGCAACACCAAGTTCTTGTCAGCACGGATAGGTGACAAGACACCACGAGTAGGTGATGAACCAGTAACATACAATAATGATGAGGAGGAAATCAATGACGAAGTACCATTCTAGTGAAGCAATGGCAAGAACCCATGATCCTAAAACATCATGGGAAGCTGCCGAATCTGTTGACACTAACAGACTAGAGAAGATAGTTCTTAGTTCTATCAAAGCACATGGTAAAAAAGGTGCTACACATGATGAAGTATGGAGTCATCTTATGAAATCACACAGACATAGTACATTTCGTGAGGGTAGCATTACCCCACGATATGCTACTCTTGAACGTAAAGGTTTTATTACTCGCAATGGTGACACTCGAAAGGGAAATGCAGGTAGAAGTCAGCTTGTAATGTATTCTGTGTAAAAACGTCTTGATTTAAGAGCCATACAGAGGGGGTAAAGACTCCCTCTAGTATGATTGTACCCTAGAATATTCTTTATTCACTGACAGTTTTCATTTCTTGAACAAGCCTATCTGCCCTGTTAGGCACTTGATTATACCACTTAGAGTCCTGCATTTGTAGTGCAGCTTCATGCCAATCACGATTATCGACTGCTTTCTTCATCTTATGGAAGCGAGATAGTCTTGGTCTGCCCATATTGAACATCATGTTGGCTACAATATGTTGCACCTTGACTGGTAGCACATCAAAATCTTGATAGATAAGTTTACATTCATTGATAGTAACAGCTAAATCTTTTTCAAAAAGTTCATTAACTCTTTCTTCTGCTACTGGTGTACCAACTTCAGCATTATATTCTGTATCCCATTCAGTAATAAGATGTCCTATCCCACAAGTAGGTAATCCTAAATGATCTAAATAGATTTCATGTTTGACACCTTCATCTCTTTTGAGTTCATCTCTAAATTGTTCTATGTTCATTTTGTCATACCTTTATACTTTTCGAATGTACGAAGTCCGCCCAAGCCAAGCATACCCATTAGCACAGTCATCAAAGAACCCATATCAAAATCAGGCAATGCAGGTAAAGTGTAACCAAACATGGTGGCAAAAAATAAAATAAATTGCGACAAAACAAAATGCCACATCAAAGCAATACCACAAGTCCAACCAATAAAAGGTCTCCAAGATGCAACAAACCAGTGACGAGACTGTGCCTCCATCTTATTTACTTCTATCTGTGACTTAGCTAATTCTTGTGCATGACGTTGTGCTAGTGTAGCCAAGTCATGTGACAACTTATTCTTAACATCTTTGTCCTCAATAAACTTACCAACAAGTTTACTTACTGGACCTATCAATGCAGTTAACATTACTTACTCCTCTATTGTTTTAGAACTTCATTTAAACCAAAGCCTTCAAGCAAAACTAAAGTAAAGAATAATAATAATATACCACCTGCTATTAACTTGCCACTGAAGTTAGTAGAGCCAATCTTAATAGCAACAAACTCATTACCCAGTATTCTCAGTGATAACTCAAAGCTGTTTTGCCCTATGTCTAAGTTAACAATTTTCTTTTTATCTTCTGTCATTAGTAAACTCTTACTTTCTTTTCGTCTACTTGTGGTACAAGTTTACATATACATTTGTATATTACTTCTTCACCAGTAGCACTATCATATGTTTGCTCACTTAAATACTTGGTATAGTAAGTGCAATCATTGACATTTCTAAAGTATATCGTGCCACTGAGAGAGCCATTAAGATAACAAGCTAACATAAATGCTGTCATATTATACCTTTCTTCTTAGCTATAATTACTAATACAGTTATTACACCTGATAATAAAGCAGTTATCAAGATACCTAATACTATTTTAAGAGTCATGTCTTTAATATATTCAATACGTTTTTCTTGCTTTACTCGTGCTTCTTTTCTTGCCACACGAGCATCAGCACAATATTGTTGATAGTCAGTCCACAACCCTGCTCTACCATATAGCTGCATATATTCTCGTAGCTTCTCTTGCTTGACTCGTATCTGCTCAAGAGCCATAAACTCCTCAAGATCATTGTCAGTCTTGCCTAAGAAGTTAGTCCAGATACTATTCTTTTTTTTATGTAAATCTTGCTTTAGTTTTTCTTCAGCACCTACAAAATTGGAGATCGCCGACCCTGCTGATGCTATATCTTTTCCATTTTCTAGTGTTTGTTTAATTATTGCAAAAGCACTATTAGCGACCATTAGCATTTCAAGCATAATGTCACCTCAATAGTAAACCTGCCATCATTATTATCATTGTACCTGCTGTGCCAATCATAATATGTTCAATGCGTTTGATCCGTAAGATAGTTTCTTTCCATCTCTCAGCACATACTGCTTCATGTGTATCTATCTGTGCCTTTACTTCACTCGCCTTAACCATTATCCTACCTTTGAATTTTCCATAGCTTTTGTTGTTTCATCATTGCTAAGTGATGTCTTTAATGCTTGTAGATATTGTTGCTGTAATATATTGGCATCTTCAAAAGCATCTTTGAGATCATTGCTTTGCTT